GGGTCGGACGCCGGCGGCTGAGACGGCGCGGCGGCTGGCCGTGGGCCAACGGGCGGGTTGCCCGCGGGGTTGCCGTAGGTGCTGCCGCCCTGACAGCCGTCGTGGCCGCCCTGTTTCGTGACCTGCGCGGTCGCGTAGCGCAGGCTGGGGCCGATCTCGTCCACGGTCATTTCGACCACGGTGCGATTGGTGCCGTCCTGCGCCTGATACGAGCGTTGGGAGAGCCGGCCGGTGGCGATGACGCGCATGCCCTTGGACAGCGACTGGGCGCAATGCCCGGCGAGGTCGCGCCAGGCGGAGCAGCGCATGAACAATGACTGGCCGTCCTCGTACTGGTTGGCCTGCCGGTTCCAGACGCGCGGCGTGGAGGCGATGGTGAAGCCGCACACCTGCGTGCCGGTGCCGGTGGTGCGCAGCTCGGGGTCTGCGGTCAGGTTGCCGACGATCGTGAGGATGGTTTCGCCGGCCACTAGTCCTCGTCCTCCATGTCCTCGATCCAGTCGCCGACGAACGTGGCGAGGACGTGCGCGTCCTTGGCTGCGCTGCTCGCGATGCCCCATGCCACGTCTTCGCGACGGTTGTGGCAGTGCAGGGCGAGGTCGGAGAGCGCCGCATAGGCCATGTCGGCCACGTCGCGCATGTGCTCCAGCTCGTCAAGCTCGCCGGCGTCATCCGGGCCGTCGTCCTCTTCCTCGTCGTCTTCGTCGTCGATGACGGTGCCGAGCGGCTTCCGGTCGCTGGAGGCGAACATGTCGGCGAGCGTCTTGCCATTGGGCAGCACAGGTTCGAAGGATATGTAGGCCTTGGCTTTCTCGCTCAATGCGAGGCCGGCTTGGTCGAGCGCCGTGACGAACAGTTTTGCCAGCTCACCGCCGGAGACGGACACGTCGCCCTCGATGAGGCCGTAGAACTTCTCGGCGAGTTTTTCGGCCATTTCCTCGTTGGATGTCATGATGTTCCTTTCCTGATGTCCCGTTTCCATGCCCATTCGCATTCCGCGCCGATGGTCGCCGCGCCTCGGTCGATGACGAACGCGGCGGGCGACGGCATGAGGATGAGGCGCGGGTAGTCGAGCCGTGAATTGCATTCGCAGATCGCGTCCAGCGCCTCGGCGATCAGTTCGCCGGGCGTCATGGTCAGGCCCTGTTCGGTGATGGGCCAGACCATGAGACTGCGGTGGGTGTTCATGGAACTCCTTCGTTTGGTGCGGGGCCGCGCTGGCGTGGTCGGCGCCGGCAATGGAGACCACCGGCTCGCACGCCATCGCTTCCGCAATCCACTGACTTCCTGTCGTATGGGGATGGATCGCGGCCGACGTTGACGCGGCCCCAGTGGACGGCGGCCGAATCGAACGGCTTCCCGGTCTTTGCCCGCGCCCACCTGACGCGAATCTCGACCGGGGGCGAACCTGCCCGCCCTTGGCGCGCCGCCGGTGGAGAGAACCGGCGGCGCGATCATTGAGAGAGGTGGTGTTAACGACTTGTTCCTTGTCGCCGCCCGCCGCATCGGAAGGAAGGTCGCAATGGCGGCGGGCAAGCCTTAAATGGTCAGCACGAGCGCGCAGAGAATGACGAGCCTGAGCGACTGGTACACAAGCGCTCCCGGCTTGGCCTTCGTTTCGCGCAGCGTGCCGATGAGTATGAAGTGTTCGAGCAGCGCGTATCCGAGGATCACCCACTGCTGCCAGACGAGTGCATCGAAGTTCATTCGCCGGCCTCCTCGAACAGTGCGACGAACACCACGGGGCATTCCACGAACGCCCAGAACGCGGCGAGGCCATTGCCGATCGGATGCATGCAGGCATCGTGAGTGAACAGCCATCCCACGCAGACGACGAACGATATGACGGTCAACAGGCCGATGGTGTACGGATAACGCTTGAACATGACCGCCACCCCTACTTGGTCTGGACGAGTGTGTCCGCGCCGTCGGGGACGACGACGAGCTGGTCCGCGTTGGACAATGCGTCGATGTAATGCTGCTTGAGCACGTTGTCGGTCAGGCTCTCGTTGAGCACGGCGTTGGCGTCGGCCTCGCCCTGCGCCTTGATCTTCTTGGTCTCGGCCTCGGTCTTGGCGACCTGCTGCTCGTTGAGCGCCTTCTGCTTGTCGATCTCGGCGGCCTGCGCCTCCGTGTACTTCTTGGTGACGGCCTCGCCGTAGCGCACGTCCTGCACGCTGACCTGCTCGACGGTCAGGCCGATCTTCCTCCACTTCGCCGCCAGCACATCCTGCACCGCCTTCGTGTACTCGCCGCGATTGGTGAGCATCGTCAGGGTGTCGAACCTCCCTGACTGTTCGCGCGCCACGGAACGCAGATCGTTGCTGATGTAGTTCTGCGTGAACGTCTGCTGCTTGCCATACTCCGAGTACAGGTATTCGGCCGCGCTCGGATCAAGGCTGTAGTTGACTTGGATGTCGATGTCGGCCGAAGCGCCGCTCCTGTCGTTGACGGTGACCTGCTTGCCGACCGCGCTGCCGCCGTCGTACTTGTAATCGGTGTCCTTGTAGAAGTTGATGAGGTTGTTACGGGTGTCGTATTTGATGACGCTCTGCCACGGCGTCTTCCAATGGAAGCCCGCGTCTTCGGAATGACCGGCCAGACTGCCGCCCATGTTGCGGATGACCGCGACCTCGCCCACGTCCACGGAGTACAGACATGCGGGGATCAGCAGCAGCAATCCGACGAGGCCCGGAATGAGGCCGATGCCGGCCCCCTTGACGTTGTTGGACAGCGCGACGCAGGTGACGGCGGAGCTGAAGAGCAGCAGGATGATGGAGATGACGAACCAGATCATGAGGGTTCCTTTCGGAAGATAAGGTCCTTTCCCCGTGCCGGTAGGCTTGAAGCTGCAACACAAACAATCCGCTGCATGCGGGGAAAGGAAGAATCAATGGGTTGTGTGTGGGACTGGTTGCAGAATCTCGTGAACGCTCTGGCGGTTCCGACGTTCGCGCTGCTGATATGGCAGATCGTGCGAGCCGAGACCATGAGACCGGTCGAAGCGGTTCACATCCAAGTGACGCGGCTGAAGGCAAACCGGAACGCCTGCATCGTGAAGGCCTCGACATATGGCGGTTATGTAATGCTCTCCGCTTGGATCGCGCCCATTGACGGATGCACTCGGCTGAAGAGCGAAGACCTGCGCGACAGCACCGATGCATTGGCCAACGGCGATACAATCGGCATTCAACTCGAACAGAACAGAGAGAAGGCCACCGTCATTGTCAAATGGGTGACTACCTCCGCCTTTACGCGGCGTCCAGCGGCGCATGCGAGACGAATCACTATCGATCTTCGCGATCATGACCACAAGCCTCTTGTTGATTCAGAGCGTTGGCGGTGGTGCTGGTACGCTCGCCCTGCCCATTTCCTAGCCACAAGATTTCCGAATAGGCTGTCGTCAATGCGTCTTGGGCGCTGGAGTCCCATAGACAGACCGTATTGGAGATCGTCACTACCGCAAACCGCTCTCCAGAGACGGGATCGCGATACACGACGGGATCGGCCGTGATGCTGAGTTCAGGCCGGGGCGGGGCGGCCGGCGGGATGTCGGCGGTGAGGAACAGTCGCAGCACGTCACTCAACGCGAACAACAGGGACATCACGCCGTACAAGCCCATGCGGACGTCCCTTTGCACGACGGCCATCACAACCATCGGCAAGCCACAGAGAACCAGCACGCCGGCGCAGACAATGAGGGTACGGCGCATCATTTTGTCGCTCATTTCGCCGCCTCCGGCACGTATCCGCAGTGGGCACGCCAGCAGCCGTCGGCCATGTCGTGCAGACACGACGCCAAACGCTCGCCATCCGCCAGAGGGAGTGCGATGTGTCCCGCTCCCCCGCATTCCATGAACCGGATTATCGTGGAGGTCTCGGTGACGCTCACGCCGATGCGCGGCATGTCGCTGGTTTTCTCGCCGATCCAGTTGCTCCGGGTGTTGATCGCGTTCGCCAAGACCGCCGCCTCATGACGAGACAGTAGGACGATCGCGCCGCCGGCCCCCGTTCCCGTGAGGTCGCGCAGCCACAGGCGGATACGCACGCCGTCCTCGGACACTTTCGGCCCGCACAGCAGCGGCCGGGTCGCTTTCTCCGGGTTCGCGAAGCGGATCGAGTTCTCGACCTCCCAGTACCTGTCCTTCACCTTCATGCCGTCGCCCCCTTGCCTGTGGTCGCCGTGGTTGCTGTAGTGTGTGTCATGACTGCTTCTTTCAATGAGGAGGAATGCATGGGTGCGAGCGTGGATGTCGCCACTTGGGTTTCGGTGGGATGCGCCGCCGTGTCGGCGGTGTTCGCCGGTGTGACGGTGTGGTGGCCTTGGCATACGAGGCCGGCCCCCGACCTGCGCCATGAGAAGGATGAGTTTTCGGTGACGCGCGAGTCGATGGCGCATCTGTTGGTGACGTGCGGGTTGCAGCGTCCGCGTCTGCTGGTGCGCTGGCGCAACGACGGGGACGGAACCGCATACGCCGTCACCATCAAAGCGGCGGACGATTCATGCGCGGTTCGCATGGCCGTGCCGGACACGTCGAAGCCGAGCGGGTTCGACTTCGTGGACAGCGTGGGGAAGATGGAGCCGGGCGAGAGTTTCGAGGCGATCATCTTGCCGACCTCCACGGAAGATGTCGGCAAGCCCGTTGTCCTGCTGGACTGGAAAGAGTCACCAACCCGCCTGAGGATGGGTCATAGATCAGAACGAGTCGCGCTTCCGTATCGACTGCCAGGAAAGCGTCCGCTCCTGCGCCAAGAAAGAATACTGGCTCTTCACATGATCCAGACGACCGCTGCGGAGTATGGCTACCCCTACGAGCAATTCGCCTCGCAAATGCTCGGAATCGACCTTGAAGACCTCGACCCTTGGTCGGCTCCTGACTCGAAGGGCAAGACAGAGTCGCCGGACTCCGGGGAATGATCTCGACGCGGCCATCACGGTCGAAGAAGAACACGCTCATGCCGTCGCCCCTTCCGGTTGGGGGTTGTCTGTGGGCCACGGGTCGAGGGTGCGGCCCATGAGGTAATCAACACTGGTGTTGAAGAAGTCAGCGAGCGCCTTGTAGTCCCTCGCGGAGAAGGGACGAAGGCCGTTCTTCTTGTTGCTGTAGGTCTGTTCGAGCATTCCTATTCCAGCCGCGACTTCGCGCTGGGTTAGATGGCGAGCGCCTTCTAGCTGAGTCAGTCGCTCCGCAATAATGCTCACTTCTAAGCGTTTCTGATTATCGGTCATGGCTGCAACAATAGCACGACTAAGCATTTTTACTTATCGGCGTGTCGTAAATTAAGCACTTTTGCTTATTTAAGCATTATTGCTTATAGTTAAGCATATGAACACAGCAGCAACGGCGACGACAATCGCCGACCCACAAGCAACGGCATTGCGCAATGTCGATTTGCTTATGCACCTTGAAGGTAAATACCGCAAAGACCTTGCGGTCTACCTAGGCCGCATCCCGCAAGTCATGTCGCGCATGATGAAGAGCGGAAGCACATGGTCGTTTAACGACATGTACCGCACCGCCGAATTTCTCGGCGTTCCGCTTGAAGTGCTGACTGACCCCACACTTTCCCCTGATAGAGCGCTCAGTATCATCGGCGAGCGCCGGCCTGGTAATGATGGGAATGGAGGTTTGCCTGTCGTCAACGTTGACGACTTCCGCCTACGTGGCGGGGCATGGAAGGCCCCGGCTATGATTCTGGCCGCCTGACCGGCCAATTCGGGATCATAACCCAGAGGTCCATGGTTCAAATCCATGCCCCGCTACTGATGAAAGCTAGGAATTGCAACAATTCCTAGCTTTTTTTGTTTTCCGTCAAATCTCACCAAAACCAATTTCCGGACAAAATCTGGACAAAATCCGACAAAAACCGGGTATATCAGCCGAGTTCATCAATCGCATGTGCCGAAAGTATGGAGAAAATGCGCCGGATCCGCCAATCGCATGTGCCGAAAGCGAAGATTGCCGCTCAAGGCTGAAAATCCAACGTTCTCCAAGGTTGCACGCGCTACGTTGACCTCGCCAACCACATATCACCAGATATAAGGAGAACAAGGCAATGCATTATATGAATCAAGCGAACGCGCACAACGCGACGCAGGACACCACAATGCAAGACAGCGCAACGCACGATACGGCAACAAAGGCAACGCAGGACACCGCGCCGCTGAAAGGCATCACCGTGATTGACTGGACGCAGGTGCAGTCCGGCCCGTCGTGCACGCAGATGCTCGCATGGATGGGCGCCGACGTCATCAAGGTGGAGAAGGTGCAGGGCGGAGATCCGACACGTAATGAAATGAACGACGTGGATGGCTCGTACTCCCTGTACTTCCTTCAGCTCAATGCCAACAAGAAATCCATCACGCTGAACATGAGAGATCCGGAAGGCAAGAAAATCCTCGCCGAACTCCTGAAGAAAGCCGACGTGTTCGTAGAGAATATCGGCCCGGGAGACGTGGAAAAGCTTGGTTTCGGATGGAATGACGTACATGCGATCAATCCGCGTCTGATCATGGCGTCGCTGAAGGGCTTCAACAAGGGCAGCCGGTTCGAGCATGTCAAGGCGTTCGAGCCGGTCGCGCAGTCCGCGGGCGGTGCCGCTTCCACCACCGGCTGGTATGACGGCGAGCGCAATGTGCCCACGCAGTCCGGCGCCGCATTGGGCGATTCCAACAGCGGAATGCATCTGCTGATCGCCATTCTTTCGGCGCTGTTGCAGCGCGAGCATACCGGTGAGGGTTGCTATGTGTACCAGTCGATGCAGAATGCGGTGCTGAACTTGTGCCGTGTCAAGCTGCGCGACCAGTTGATTCTCGACCGTTTGGGCAAGCTTTCCTACTATGACTGCTACCCGAATTATGAGTGGGGCAAGCAAGGCAAAGCCATTCCGCGCGCAGCGAATGCGGAGGGTGGTTTGGTGCTTGGCTGGTGCTACCGCGCGAAAGGCTGGGAGCATGACCCGAACGCTTACGTATATATAGTGGTTCAACAGTCCAAGAAGGGCTTCGAGAATTTCTGCCATGCGATGGGATTCGAGGATTGGCTGACCGACCCGCGTTTCAATACCGCCAATGCGCGTGACGAGCATAAAACCGAGGTGTACCAGCGTGTTGAGGCGTACACCATGCAGTTCGACAAGTACACGCTGACCAAGGAATTGGGTGCGAAGGGCGTGCCGGTCGGCCCGGTGTTGGATTGGTATGAGTTGGAGAACGATCCTGATTTGAATGGGGATGGCACGATTGTGACCATT